AGTAAGCACAAGCTATCCTTTTTTAGATAAAAGATATAAAGAAAGGATAGCGAAGAATAAAGTTATTATTAATTCCATACATAAGGCAAGTCTTTTGGCACCTTCCAGCCAAATCGTGAATAATGTACTGGATCTTTGCGGAGTAGATTTGATTTATGGGAGTCGTGAAAAGCTGTATTACGTAGCCAAGGGGGGGGAACTATCAGATTGGGATTGTCAGAATAAGCTAAGATTTTATTAAAACAAGTATCCTTGTATCCTCGGCTGACCCATTCTTGGCAAATAACAAGACCATATAGTACCAAACACTCTTCATACCCTCTCCACATCTTAGCACATGGATGATTAACCCATCCCTTAGTCTCTCCGTTGAGAGCCTTGAGAAGTTGTAGCACTTCGACTCTCTGTTTGCCTAGCCTCTGTCTATCTAGGCATTGTGCAGATTGGGGAAATGAAGGGTAAGGGAGAAAGGTTTGCATGATAATAAAAGTTAAAAATTAGAAAGTAGATTACGCTTCTGTAGGTATTTTTTTATTAGTATTAACACAAACAAATACGCACATTTGACTACCATTGGATGAAAATTCATGCAAGGATTGATGATCAAAGCCTCTAAATCCTAAACTGTTGAGTTGATTCGCTAGTTCTACATTCCATCCCCTATCTCTATTCCATAATCTGTAAGTATTTTTCATGCTACCTTTTGCAATGTATTTGACATTACATTTGATGTTGTTAGCTAGTAAGTGCTGATGCACCGCTTTTGTGTTAGTATTCATAAAATAAAAATTAAGAATTAAATAAATTAAATTATTCTCATTATTTCTCCGCTTTCGGCTCTTTTTAACCAATCTTTCTTGTTCTCTTTATTCTTAACGTAAGTTTCCGAATCATGGCTAGTCATGTAAGACAACAGACTGGGTTGTTGTGAAGCTTTTTCTATTTGTTCCTTGCGTGAGAGTGTTTCCATAAAATTAAGGTTAAGAAATAAATAAAGACTAAGGGGTATCTCCCCTCTGCCGTACGAGGCGAACAGAAGAGAAATTATGTATTGTAATATGATAGAGGTGTTATTAGCTGATTGCTTACCTTATCGATCATGTTACGTCTACATAATACAGACTAGCCTGTAGGAAATCAATAGTATTTTTAATGAATTTATTAAAAAAGGGTTGTCAAATTGTGAATACGATGTAGAATTTAAGTAAAGAATAAATCAATAAAAATATGCTCAATTGGAAGATCGTTAATGGGGAAGTAGAGATACCAATATATGTGTCTGACAGTCCATATATCACTCATCTATCTTTCCAAAATCCACCAAAGAGTTATAAAATAGTTAATGAAGGGTTAGGTGCTGAGTTTTATTCGAATAAACAAGGTGATCTTGTACAGTTTTTTTATGATAAAAGAGCGAAAACCTTAACTTATTTAATTCCTATAATTGAAAAATTATGAAAGTCGTAAATGTAAAAATCGCAGATTTAAAGCCTTACGAAAAAAACGCTAAGAAACATCCTGAGAATCAGATTGAATTATTGAAAAAGAATATTGAAAAATTTGGCTTTACCAGTGATGAATGGCGTTTTTGTAAGGAAAATACCAATTACGTAGTTACGTTGACAGGCGTTGTATTTAGTATTTGCAGAGAACAAAAATCAAAGTCTGGCAGAATTTATAAAGTGTATAAGTCGAATCTTTTAAGCGGTAGCATAGATAGGTATGGTTACAGAACGATTAGAATGGTTGTTGCAGACAGAAAAAAACATGTAAAAGTTCACAGATTGGTTGCGAATGCGTTTATCAAGAACGAAGAGATGAAGGAGGAGGTAAATCATAAGGATGGTAATAAGCTTAATAATTGTATCGAAAATTTGGAATGGGTAACACGTAGAGAAAACAATAGACATGCGATAGATATCGGTTTATTAACATTCACAAAGGGCGATGCACATTGGCGAACAATAATTTTAAAGGCAGATTACGTAACTATTTTTATGCTTAATCGCTATTGTAACTTGATAAGAAAGGAGCTTGCAAGGATGCGTAATGTTAGTAGGCAGACTATAGACAATATCATAAATATTGTTAAAAAGGTATTATTTAAAATAAATAACAATCAAATATATGCAAATCATTGATATGGATATTGGGTTGATCAGGCCATATCTTAAAAACGCAAAACTACATAGTAAGAAACAAATTGCTCAGGTCGCCAAAAGCATTGAAAGATATGGATTTATTCAGCCTTTAGTTGTAGATGAAAACAATGAATGTGTGATTGGACATTGTAGATTAGCAAGTGCTCTTTCATTGAATCTGAAAAAAATACCTGTCTTGCAATTAAAAAATCTAACAACAGAAGAAATAAAAGCATTAAGACTCCTAGATAACAAATTAAATGAAAGTGATGGGGATATGGATTTGGTGATTGAAGAACTGAAAGATCTAAGCCCTGAAGTTTTAGAGTTTACAGGGTTTTCAAGTGATTTAATTGCTGAAGAAGATGAACCGTAAATGTTATATGATGGAATTAGATCCGAAATATGTAGATGTAATTATAGAAAGATGGGAGGAATTTACTAAACAAAAAGCCGTAAAAATTAATTAAAAAAATGACACCAACAAAAAAATTCCTTCAAGAAAAAGCTAAAAAAGCTAAAATTGCTTATATAATTACTGATAAGTATTTTCCTGATCTTGAGGTTGTTGATAGTTCAAATGCGTGGTGGCTAGATCGTGGAAAGACCGAAAGATTAATTTCAGCATTTAAAATTGATTCTTCAGTAATGGAGGCCTGTGTGTACGCAGGAATAACGCTAGACCAGTATAAGTATTTTTGTCAAGTACACGCTCAATTTTCCACCATAAAACAGCTTTGTAGCGAGTTGCCGTGTCTACAAGCAAGGCAGGAAGTAGTTAAAGGCATAAAAGATGATAAAGAATTTTCACTTAAATATTTAGAACGAAAACGTAAAAATGAATTTGCTGTTAAACAATATGTGGAGCAAGAAGGAGATCAAACAATTAAACATGAATTATCTACTCCTATGATGGAGTTGCTTAAAAAAGCAGGAGAGTTAGTTGAACCAAAAGAATAACGTGTTATAGTTTCTCTCTATGGGTATTGATTTTTGTGTTTTTAGAATATATAATTAAATCATGAAACTTAAAGATTTTATTAAAAATCGTATTCAAGTTGAATTGCCAAAAAGCATTGGTCAAGATATTTGTGGTGTGTGTGGTGAGAATTTAGAATGTTTTGATGTCTTGAAGGGTACATTACCAAAAAGGGCTTAAAAATATAATTAATTTATGAATTGGCTCCCAAATTATCTTCCTGCTGATCTGCGAAAACAAATTGCAATAAATAAAGATTTACGTTTAGAACTTTGCGAAAAGCATATATTCTTTTTTGGTCTTCTTTATTTTCCGCATTACTTCACTCATGAGCCTGCACCGTTTCATTTGGGAATGTGCAAGGATTTGAATTTTGAAGGGTATCAACACTTGATTTGGGAAGCATTTAGAGAAAGCGCGAAAACCAGCTACGCTAAGATTAAGATTATTCACAATGTAGTATTCAAGAAGCGAATGTTTAACGTTTTTGCCGCTTTCGACAAAAACAAAGCTGATGCGAATGTGTATGATATAGCCATACAACTACAAACTAATCTAGATTTAATTAGAGATTTCGGACAGTTATTTTTCGAAGAATCTTTTGTTGATGTAAAGAAAAGCAAAAAGAAATCTATTAAGGAGGCTGTTATATGTAAGAATGGCGTTATGATCCGTTCAGTATCTACAGGGACGTCAACTAGGGGACTTGTCTATCAACAGTATAGACCTGATTTTTATGTTATAGATGACTTTGAGACAACGCAAACTGCTAAAAGCATTACACAAACGAAATCTGTTATTGAGTGGTTTGGTGAGTTGTTGGCTGGTTTATCCGTAGATGCTCAAAGTATTTATCTTTGCAATAAAATTTCAAATTTTGGTTCTGTTTCGTGGTTAGAACAAAAGGCAAAAGATAATCCTAACTGGAAGTTAAGAATACAACCTATCCGAGTTGGTGATAAGATCGCCTGGGAAGGTAAATACACTGAAACGAATGAAGAAGCTAAATTATTTAATTTTCAAGCTAAAGATTCAAAACTATGGAAAGCGTCATTAGAACAAAAGAAACATGATCTTGGACTTTCCACATTTCAAGCTGAAATGATGCTGAATCCTCGTAATTTAGATGATTGTATCATTAGAGATAATTGGATTAAGGATAATTATTATGATGTTAATATTGAATGGAAAGATGCGGATTATGAATATTACATAACAGTAGACCCAGCTATCGGACAAAAAAGATTAGCGGACTCAACTGCTATATTCGTCTTAGCAAGAAATATTTTGACAGGAAAACTTTTTTGTGTGGAAGTATTTGAAATTAAAAAGACTGTAGACGAACAGGCGGAATTTATAATTGATCTTTGGAAAAAATATAAAAATAAGAATTTAAGAGTTATTGGAGTTGAAGCGGTAATGACTATGAGAGCCTTATATCAAGTTCTTGAATCTAAATCAGCGAAAGGTCTTTATTTGCCCTTGCAAACCTTAAACCCTAAAGGAAGGGATAAACTATCAAGATTGCAGGCTATTGAGCCACTTATACAAAATGGAATAATTAAATTCCATCCTTATCAAGCATCATTCCATGATCAGTTACTAGGATTTCCGAATCAATGTGAGCATGATGATATGGTAGACGCATTTATTTATGCGGTAGAACTTGCTACTCAAGGACTTCATTCTGAGGATACTTCTATTGATGACGAGATAGAAAAGAGATTAGGCAGGGACGCAATGACAATAGCAGGGAATATAATGGAAATGAGTTTTTAATTTTTAAATTATTAATATGAGGATTATATATAAAATAGTAGTTGCGAATTTGAATTACGAAAAGGAAGCTTCTTTTGTTAGACAAGATCCAAAAGATGAAAATAATATTTATTTAGATTTTTTTATTCCTTATAACGAAGCGATTGGAAGGTGGCGAGCAGTCTTTGTTGTTAGAGAGGATGGAGATGGAGTAACCTTCCTGCGATTATTTTGTAATCGCGAAAGATTAAAGGTTGGTTCTACTCATATAAAGATAATTTATAGAAAAGCTCAACAGGATTTTTTAATATAATCTAAGGTGATTATCCCTTGACGACAAGTAAATGATTTGATAACATATTTATGTATTTTCTAAATATCTAATATGTTGTCTAATAAATTTACAATCAACGACTTCAATAAAAAATATCCTGATGATGACGCTTGTATTGCAGAGATTTTTAATAAGAAATTTGGTAGTTTAAAAGAATGTCCAGAATGCAAAAAACCTTTTAAGTATTATAAAGTCAATAATCGAAAATGTTATGCTTGCCAATTTTGTGCAAATCAGATCTATCCTTTAGCAAATACTATCTTTCACAAGTCAGATACCCCAATCAGATTATGGTTCTATGCTATCTTCTTGTTTTCTGCATCCAAAAATGGAGTATCAGCAAAGGAGTTAGAAAGACAATTAGGAGTAACTTACAAAACGGCTTGGAGAATTGCAAAGCAAATCAGAATGTTATTTGAAGAGAACGGCAAGCAATTAGATAATACCGCCGAAGCAGATGAAACTTATATTGGAGGTAAAAAGAGAGGTGGTAAAAGAGGGAGAGGAGCTGAAAATAAAACTCCTGTGATCGGTATTGTAGAAAAACAAGGTTCTGTTATCGCTCAAGTCACACAACACACAAAATCATCTGTTATTAAGCCATTTATTAAAAACCATTTGAAAATTGGAGCTAATCTAATGACTGATGAATATAAAAGTTATGGCACAAT